TGGTGTCGGATTCGACAATCACCTCAGCCGACGTTTAAGACGGCAGCCTCACAGGCGCTGATGTGCAAGACGCATCGCTCACCGGCGCTGACGTCCAGGACGGCACGCTGACCGGAACAGACATTCAAGACGCAAGCATTCAAGGCGCTGATCTTGCTGCTGGCGCTACGGCGATCGCGCGCGACACCGCCAAGGCTTCAACGTCAGGTGTTGCCGTGGAGTTCACCGGCATCCCCTCCTGGGCCCGGCGGATCACCGTGCTTTTCAACGGCGTTTCGACCAACGGCGCAACCAACATCCTCGTGCAGCTCGGCACTGGCGGCGCACCCACAACGTCGGGCTATGCCGGCTACAGCGTCTTCTCCTGGGCCAGCGGCATCGTGCCTGTCACGTCCACGGCTGGCATTCCAGTGTTCAACAACGCCGCCAGCTATAACCACTACGGCGAGCTGGTGCTGACGAACATCAGCGGCAACACCTGGGTGGCGTCGGGGCAATTCGCCACCGCCGGAACGCAGGGCTCGACGATCTCCAGTGGCGCCGTCACCCTTGCCGGCGTTCTGAACTATCTCCGCGTCGTGACCGCCAACGGCACCGACGCTTTCGACGCAGGCTCGATCAACGTCCTCTACGAGTGATGGCAGTCCGCAGCAAGACCGGCGTCGCCCGCATCGACCACCAGCCCGGCCCGCCCAAGACCACATCCCAGGGCCAGGGCCAGCGTTCACGCCCGCGCCGTCGCGGCCGCAAAAAGCTGCGCGGCCAAGGCCGCTAGACTCAACCCGACAGGAGGACTCTCCTACCCATGACAACGACCTTTCTGCACGGCGTAGAGGTCCTCCAGATCGACACTGGGGCCCGGCCGATCCAGACCGTCCGATCCTCTGTGATCGGCCTCATCGGCACCGCACCTGATGCGGACGCCGCCAAGTTCCCTCTCAACACCCCCGTCCTGATTGCTCGTCGCAGCGAGATGGCGGGCCTCGGCGAAGCCGGCACCCTTCAGTCGGCGCTCGACCTGATCTACGACCAGGCCGGCGCTGTCGTTGTCGTGGTTCGCGTCGACGAGGGCGCGAACGAAGCCGCCACCATCGACAACGTGCGCGGCGGCATCAACAACACCACCGGCGCCTACGAAGGCGTTCACGCCTTCCTCGCTGCTGAGAACGAAGTCGGCTTCAGCCCCCGCATCCTGCTCGCCCCTGGCTTCACCCACCAGCGCACCAGCAACGGCATCCTCTCGATTGCCGTCCAGACCCAGGGCAGCGGCTACACCACCGCCCCGGCCGTCACCATCAGCGGCGGCGGGGGCTCCGGCGCCACTGCAGTCGCGGTGCTCGGCACCGGCGCCAACGCTGGCAAGGTGGTGAGCTTCACCATCACCAACCCCGGCAAGGGCTACACCACCAACCCCACCGTCGCCATCGCTGCTCCCCCCGAGGGCGGCGTGCAGGCCGTGGCTGGGACCGTCAACCGCGGCACCGTCCGCTCCGAGGTGCTGGCCGAGCTACTCGGCATCGCCAACCGCCTCCGCGCGGTGATCATCGCCGACGGCCCGAACACCACCGACGCTGCAGCCATCCAGATCGCTGACGACTTCGGCTCCGATCGCATCTACGTGATCGACCCCTGGGTGCTCCGCAATGGCGAGAGCGTCCCCGCTTCCTCCGCCGTCGCTGGCCTGATCAACAAGGTCGACAACGAGCGCGGCTTCTGGTGGAGCCCCTCCAACAACGAGATCGCCGGCATCGAGGGCACCTCGCGCGCCATCGACTTCACCCTGGGCGACTACACCAGCCGGGCGAACCTGCTCAACGAGGCCAAGATCGCCACGATCGTGCGCGAGCAGGGCTTCCGCCTCTGGGGCAACCGCACCCTGGCGATGGATCCGCTCTACGCCTTCCTGAGCGTGCGGCGCACCGCCGACATGGTCAACGAGAGCATCCTGCGCGGCCACCTGTGGGCCGTCGATCGCTGCATCACCGCCACCTACCTGGAGGAGGTGCAGGAGAGCGTGCGCGGCTACCTGCGCAGCCTCAAGGCCCGGGGCGCAATCCTCGGCGGCGACGTCTGGGTGGATCCTGATCTCAACAGCCCGACCAGCATCGCCAACGGCCAGGTCTTCTTCGACTTCGAGTTCACGCCTCCCTATCCCGCGGAGCGCGTGACCTTCCGCAGCCACCTGGTCAACAGCTACGTCGTTGATCTCTTCGCTTGAGGACCTGACCCATGGCCCAAATCCCCCGCGTTCTGAAGAACTTCAGCCTGTTCGTTGATGGTCGCGGCCTCGCCGGCACCATCTCGACGCTGACCCTGCCCACCCTCACCACCAAGATGGAGGAGTTCCGCGGCGGCGGCATGGACGCCCCCGTGGACATCGACATGGGCATGGAGAAGCTGGAGACCAGCTTCGAGCTGTTCGACTACGAAGAGAACGTCCTCAGCCTCTACGGCCTGGCCGATGGCGCCGCCACCCAGGTGACCGCTCGCGGCGCTCTGCGTCGTGACGGCGAGGCCGCTGTGCCGATGGTCGTGAACATGACCGGCGTCATCAAGGAGATGGATCCCGGCGACTGGGTGTCGGGCGATCAGACCTCGATGACCTGCTCGATGTCGCTCCGCTACCTCAAGATCACCATCGGCGGCCGCGAGGTTGTCGAGATCGACAAGGTGAACATGATCCGCCGCATCAACGGCGCCGATCAGCTTGAATCCATCCGCAACGCAATCGGCGTCTGATCTGAATGGCTGGTAAGAACCCCCACCCCAACACCGCCAAGATCGACCTCGACTTCCCGATCACCGTGTCGGGCGTCGAGGTCTCTCACCTCATCATGCGCCGCCCCAAGGTGCGCGACATCATGGCGGCGCAGAAGAGCGGCGGCAGCGAGGCCGACATGGGCGTCACGCTGGTGGCGAACCTGTGCGAGATCACGCCCGATGACGTGATGGAGCTCGACAGCCTCGACTGGGACAAGTGCGAGGCGCAGGTCCAGGCTTTCAAGTCGGCCAGGTCTCAGAAGACCAGCTGAGGCAAGCGATCATCGTCTTGTCGAAGCTGACCAACTGGGGCCTGGCCGAGGTGCTGGACCTGGAGGCTGACGAGTTCTGGGCTTACTTCAAGCAGGCCCAGATCGTTGAGAATGAGATTGCCAAGCAACTGAGGCCCAAATGATCGGCGGCGGCCCCCAGAAGATCACGGTCGAGATCGGCGGGAAGATCGGCGCCAGTCTCGGATCGGCTCTGCGCGGCGCGCAGATGCAGGTGTCGTCGTTCGGGCGGAACGTCAGCCGGACGATGAATGACGCCGCCTCCGCGGGCAAGAAGGGCTTCAAGGGGATGTTCGACAACGCGCTGTGGCAGCAGGCCGCAGCCGGCGCTGCAGCGATTGGCGTGGGCATGGTGGCCAGCGTCAAGGCGGCCGCGCAGTTCGAGCAGGTGCTGAGCGAGATCGGCAAGACCTCCGGCGCCACGAGCGTGGAGATCAAAGGTATCAGCAAGGATCTGCTGTCGCTCTCCGGCCGTAACCGCACCAACCTCGGCCCGAAGATCCTGGCCGAGGGCGTGCAGGATCTCGTCGCCCAGGGCCTCGACCTTAAGGACGCCGTTGCGTCGATCGAGGCGCTCGGCCGTGTGGCGACCGCCACCAACTCCGACCTCCTCGACGTCACCAAGACCGGCTTCCAGCTGCAGAACGCGCTGAAAATCCGCCCCACAGAGCTCAAGGCCACCTTCGATGCGCTGGCCTTCGCCGGCAAGCAGGGCGCCTTCGAGCTGAAGGACATGGCGCAATTCATGCCGACGATCGCTGCAGCGGCAGGGACGCTCGGCATCACCGGCAAGCAGGGCGCCATCGCCCTGGCGAGCATGATGCAGATGGTGCGGAAGGATGCGCCCGATGCAGGCCAGGCATCGACGCGCCTCACCGACGCGATGCTGAAGATGACCGCGCCGGACGCGGTGAAGAACTTCAAGAAGTTCGGCGTCAACATCGAGCAGGTGCTGAAGAACGCCAAGGCCAAGGGCATCAACCCGATGGAGGCTGCGCTCAACGAGCTGCAGCGCATCACAGGCGGCGACGCCTTCAAGCTCGGCCAGATCTTCGGCGATAAGGAGGCCAAGCTCGGCCTGATGTCGCTGATGAAATACCGCAAGGAGTACGAAAAACTGAAGGCCGAGGCGGGCGGATCGGCCGCGGCCGGCACCGTCGACAAGGACTACCAGCGCCAGGTCCAGACCTTCGCGGGCACGCTGACGAGCTTCCAGAACACCAGCCAGCGGCTTGGTATCACGCTGGGCAATGCGCTGCTGCCGTCGCTCACGCGCATCGCTGAGGCGATCACGCCGCTCGTCGAGAAGTTCGCAGCCTTCGCCGAGGAGAACCCGCGCATCACGACCGGCATCGTCGCCGTCGCTGGCGCCTTTGCTGGGCTCGTCGCTGTGGCGCCGTTCGTTTCCGGCCTGATCGGCGTGATCACCACGATCGGCCCTGCGCTCGGCGGCATCGCGGCCGCGGCAACCGGCCCCATCGGCATCGCCGTGCTCGCCGTCATCGGCCTGGGCCTCGCGTTCAAGGCGGCCTACGACAAGTTGGGCTGGTTCCGCGATGGCGTGAACACCTTCGCCGCTTCAGTGCGGCAGGCCTTCGGCGGCCTCGTCACCTACATCGGCGGCGCGTGGAAGGTCTTCACCGGCATCCTCACCGGCGACACCCAGCGGATCCAGCAGGGCTTCACGCAGGCGTTCAGCGGCCTGCGTACGATCTTCAGCGCCTGGGCCGGCTGGGTGACGAGCGTCTTCCGCGGCGTCGGCGCAACGCTCGCGGCGGTGCCGAACGCCGTGGGCAATGCCTTCCGGGGCCTGGCGACCGCTATCCAGCTGGTGACGCAGAACATCTTCAGCGCCTTCCAGCGCGTCGGCCCGGCGATCCTCTCGGTGATGTTCCCGATCCCCGCCGCGATCTACCGCTTCTTCACGCAGGCGCAGATTGGCCAGCAGATTGTGCAGACGATCATCAACGGCCTCAAGGCCAGGGCCTCCGCGCTGTTCGGCTGGATCTCCGGCGCCTGGGCGCGGATCAAGAGCATCGTCGGCGGCGGCGGCGGCGGAGGCGCCCCTGCAGGTGCGCAGCCGCCCGGGCGGGCTTCGGGCGGGCCCGTGCGCGCGGGGCAGCCCTACATCGTCGGCGAGCGGCGTCGTGAGCTGTTCGTGCCTGGCATGGATGGGGCGATCATCCCGCGCGTCGCCCGGCCCGTTGCAGGCGGCGGCGGTGTCACCATCCACGCCCCCGTTACGATCAACGCAGCGGGAGGCGACGCGATGGCGATCCGCGATCAGGTGCGCATGGCGTTCGAGGATCTGATCGCCCGCGCTTACGGCGACTACCGGGTGGCGCTCAATGACTAGGCCGCTCTTCCAACTCGGCAGCTTCCAGTTCGACCTGCCGAACGGCGTCCCGCAGACGCTCGACCGCACGGCCGAGTATCGCTGGGAAGGCCAGGACCGGCTGCTCCGCGACCCGGCGGTGCAGTTCCTCGGCCCCGGCAGCCAGGAGATCACCCTCGACGGCCAGCTGTTCCCGGGCTTCTCCGGCCGCCAGAGCACGGTGGAGACGCTGCGCGAGCTTGCGACCAGGGGCGAGCCGCAGATGCTCACCGACGGCCTCGGCCGCGTCTACGGCAAGTGGGCGATCAAGCAGATCCGCGAGGGCCTCTCGACCTTCGCGCCCGGCGGCGGCGCCCGGCAGATCGGCTTCAGCATCAGCCTGGTTCGCTACGTCGAGGACAATCCGGGCGACGCCGCGAGCCCGCTTGCGTTGGCCTTCAACAGCACCGCCGCGTTCGGCCTCGGTTCGGAGTTGCCCAGCTTTACTGAAGCTGACTCCGCGTTCAAAGCACTCGATTGGGCGAGTGACCCGCAGTTCAGCGCGATGACGACTCAGGCGCAGCAAGGCGGCTTCAGCCTGGGTCAGCTCGCAACCATCGCTACCACTGGCGCCAGAATCGCGCAGCAGGTCAGCTCTGGCCAGTATGTCAACGCGGCCTTGGGCGCCTTCGGGGCGCTTGGAATCCCGGTCGACCAATCTGATGCGTGGACTCAGATCGGCATCAGCGCCGCCAGACTGGCCGAGTCCTACGCAAACGGCAACGGCCCAACCGGCATGGCTTTGGCGATGGAGGTCGCATCATCAATCGGAGCCCCGGCGCTGCAGCAACTCGGGATAGTTGCACCAGAAGATCTGCAATCCATCAATTCGCTGCTGGAGAGCACCGCAACAGTCACGGAGATCCTGAAGGTAGACCCTGCAGTCACAGAGTCGCTGAGGCCATTGATCGTTTTGACCGGAGGATGAGATGAGTCAGCTCTACATCACTCGCCAGTTCGATGAGCTCGATGAGATCTGCTGGCGCTACTACGGCCGCACGCAGCAGACCGTCGAAGCGGTGATGCTGGCGAACCTAAACATCGCCGAGCTCATGCCCGTCCTTCCCGAAGGCGTGACGATTCTGCTCCCTGATTTGCCGGCCCCGAGCACCAGCAAAACGGTCCGCATCTGGGATCAGCCGGTCACTGCAACGCCTGGCACCGGAGCAGCATGAGCACGCCAGGCTTCAGGATCGAGGCGAACGGCGGCGACATCACCCGGCTGATCGCCGACCGGCTCGTCAGCTTGCGCATCACCGACCAGGCGGGGCAGCAGAGCGACAGCCTGGAGATCACCCTCGACGACCGCGACAAGCGCATCCCCGTCGCCAACAGCGGCACCTGGATCCGCGTCTGGCTGGGCTACAGCACCGGCGGCCGCACGCCCGTCTACATGGGCGCCTTCGCCGTCGACGAGGTGGAGCTCAGCATGGGCCCGCGCTCGATGGTCATCAAGGCGACCGCGAGCAACACCGCGCCGACGCTCGTCAAGGAGCAGAAGACGAAGAGCTGGCACAACACCACGCTCGGCCAGATCGTGCAGGAGATCGCCCAGCGCAACAACCTCACCACGGTCATCAAGGGCAACCTGGCCAGCACGCAGATCAAGCACGAGGACCAGACCAACGAGAGCGACCAGGGCTTCCTCACGCGCTTGGCTGAGAAGTACCGCGCGACCATCAAGCCTTCCGACGGTCGGCTTGTGGTCGTGCCTCGGGGCGACAAAGACAACGCGGGCAGCGTCACCATCAAGCAGGAGGACGTCACCAGCTGGCGCGCGACGCTCAAGAACCGCGGCGCCTATGGCGCGGTGAAGGCGAAGTGGCTCGACCGATCGGTCAACAAGGAGAAGCTCTACACCGCTGGCGAATCTGGCGGCGCGCTGCCGGCGTTCGAGGAGAAGCAGCTGTTTAAGACCCAGGCCGAAGCGCAGAAGGCCGCCGACAGCCGCCTGCAGTCGCTGCGCGCGGGCGAGGTGCGCATCAGCCTGCAGATGCCCGGCCGGCCGGATGTGAACGCCGAGGGCCTGGTGACGCTCACCGGCTTCCGGGAATACGTCGACGGCACCTGGAACGTGAAGAGCGTCACGCACGACCTCAGCAGCTCGGGCTACGTGACGACGGTCGAGTGCGGCACGCAGGGCGAGGAGAGCAGCGACTGGAGCACCGGCCGCGACGGCCAGGGCCGCACCAGTGCAGGCGGCACGAAGGGCGTGATCGCGCGCACCGGCAGCAGCGGCGACAGCACCGGCCCGCACCTCGACGCGCGCTGGGCCGATGGGCGTCGCATCAGCGCCGCCGATGCTGATCGTTACCTGCGCATCAACGGCCGTGCGCCGAGTTCCTATGGCGTCACCAGCAGTTACGGTCCGCGGAATCTCTTCGGCCGGAGCTTCCACTACGGCATTGACTTCGGCACACCGAGCGGCTCATCTATCACCCTGATCAACGGCGCAAGCTACGCACGCAACCTCGGCTACACAGGCGCCGGCGGTTATGCCGTGCAGATCAACACCCCCGAAGGACCGATGAAACTGCTGCACCTGCAAGCTGGCTCTGCCCGCTGATGGCGGCGTCGGTAGACTTTGCAAGACAGGGCGTCTCGTATGGCTGAATCCGAAGTCTCACACGGAGACATCCTGCACAAGCTCGGCGTCATGGAGGGCAAGCTCGACGCCATGCACCAGTCGCTCGCCCAGAAGCACACCGACATCGCTGACGCATTCAAACGGCTCGGCGAAGTCGAGAAGCGCGTCGCCCAGGGCGTCATCCTCGCTATCGCGCTGAGCCTGGTGATGCCCTTGGCGGTGACAACGATGAATCCGCGCCTACACTTTGGGCCAGAACCGCCGGTCGAGGCGCGCCCGCGATGAGCCAGGAGCTGATCGGCGATCTGATCCCTTACTTCCAGCATTGGAAGGATCTGCCGCATCAGCGAGCCGCCATTCAGCAGTTGTGGGAGGCGGTGCCCGCCAGCCTCAAGAAGACCGACAGCGCTTGGGTGCAGACCTGGCGAGCAGCCGGCAAGCAAGAGGAGCCGCGCAGCAAGAGCAACCCGATCCAGGTCCGCTACTTCAGCCAGCGCGACAGCGCGACTGAGCACGCTCTGCGGATGTGCTTCAGCAGCTCCTGCGCCATGCTGCTCGAAGCGCTCAAGCCCGGCACGCTCACCGGCCCCAACGGTGACGACGCCTACCTCGGCCGCGTGCTGCGCTACGGCGACACCACCGAGGCGACGAGCCAGATCAAGGCGCTTCAGTCCTACGGCGTCGAGGCACACTTCGTGCGCAACGCCACCTGGAAGACGATCGAGGGCCAGATCGACAAGGGCATCCCGGTGCCGCTCGGCATCCTGCACAAGGGCCCCGTCGGCAGCCCCACGGGCGGCGGCCACTGGATCTGCGCCATCGGCTACACCGACGACGCGATCATCGTCCACGACCCGTTCGGCGACCTCGATCTGGTCAACGGTCGCTACCTCAACAACTGGGGCGCTCGTCTGCGTTACAGCCGCCGCAACCTCGGCCCGCGGTGGATGGTCGAAGGGCCCGCAACCGGCTGGGCCATAGTGGCCGAACCCTGAGAAGGTTCACCCCATGCGCCTGGCTGATCTCGTGATGCTCTATCCCGATCGACTGCCGGCGGCGCAATGCCGGGAGCTGATCGAGGGCTTCGAGGAGCGCGTCACAGATCAGGTGATCCGCCAGGGCGAGGGCAACGCGCCGCGCTTCACCGAGCTCAACCTGACGCAGTGCTGGCCGGAGGGCCATGAGCTGGCGTTCGGCGCGATCCTGCCGGTGTTTGAGGCCTACAGCCGCGACCTGCAGATCAACACCGTGCAGTGGCCGGCTGAGCTGGCCTTCGAGGAGCTGCGCATGAAGCGCTACTGGCCCGATGGTGGCGACGAGTTCCCCGATCATGTCGATGTCGGCGATCACGCCAGCGCACGCCGGTTCCTCGCCGCGCTGCTCTATCTCAACGATGTCGAGGAGGGCGGCGCCACTGAGTTCCCGCTCTGGGGCCAGCAGATCCAGCCTCGCGCTGGCTCGGTGATGGTGTTCCCGCCGCTGTGGCCCTGGCTGCACGCAGGCCGGCCGCCGGTCTCAGGGCCCAAGTACATCCTCAGCACCTACCTTCACTACACCTAGCCTGGAAGGATATTCCAATGGACACCATGGACGCACACTTCGCCGAATACCTGGGCCTGGCCCTGTTTGTCGCCAGCGAGATTGTCGGCATGAGCAAGCTGCGCTCGAACAGCCTGCTGCAGCTGCTGCTCGCTGCGGGCCGCCGTGCTTTCCCCTACGGCCGGCGCTGATGATCGACCGCGCTGCAATGGTGAGCCAGCTCCGCCTCCACGAAGGCGAGCGGCTCAAACCCTACCGCTGCACCGCTGGCAAGCTGACCATCGGCGTCGGCCGGAACCTCGAAGACCGTGGCATCACGCGCGAGGAGTCGGCCTACCTCCTGGCCAACGACATCGCCAACGAGGAGCGCGAGCTGCTGCGCGCGCTCCCCTGGGTGGCGCAGCTCGATGAGGTGCGGCAGCGGGTGCTGCTCGACATGAGCTTTAACCTCGGCATCGTCGGGCTGCTGGGCTTCAAGAACACCCTGGCGACCATCAGGGCCGGCGACTACACCAAGGCCGCGTCGATGATGCTCGACTCGCTCTGGGCGAAGCAGGTCGGCCAGCGCGCCGAGCGCTTGAGCCGCATGATGGCGACCGGCAAGGATCCGCGCGAGCTGTGGCCGAAGCCATGAACACCGAGGGCCGGTTCGATCTGATCGTCGGCGGCGTGCTGCGTTCCTACCGCCGGTGGGAGGACCTGCCGGCGGTGTTCGATCACGTCGTGCGGTTTGAGCCGGCGATCCCGCCGCCGCCGCACACGCCGGAGCAGCACGCCGAGGCGACCCTGTGGAATGATCGACTGCAGGAACTGATGGAGATGGAGCGTGCCCGCAGCAACGCGCGTCGGTGATGCGGATGTGGCTCACTGCTCGGGCATGGTCCGGGCGGAGGGCTCGCCCAACGTCTTCGTGAACGGCATCCCCTGGAGCCGCCAGGGCGACGTGAACACGCCGCACCTGCTGCCGGGTGAGCCGTGCCCGACGCACACGGCACCGATCGCCGTGGGGTCCACCACGGTGTTCGTGAACGGCCGCGGCGCTGGGCGGGTGGGTGATGCGATCAGCGGCTGCACCAGCGTGGCGGCCGGTAGCCCGGATGTGTTCTGCGGCCCATGAAAAAACCCCGGGGCTGCGACCTCCCGGGGCGGTGCTCATGTTCCACACGCTGACGGTACGCGGCCCTGAAGGGGCACCAGGCCGCGCGTCAGCGGATGCGGTCAGCAGGCCAGCGCCATGTTGATGAGTTGCGCCTTGGCCAGCCGGCGGCGGCTGCCAGCGAGCCGCTGGAGATCAGAGCGGCTGAGCTGCTCCAGCTCAGTGGCCAGGGCCTGCAGAGGATGCACAGCGGGTGGTGCGGTGGGTGGTGCGGTGGGTGCTGCGGTGGACGCTGTGCCGGGCAGCAGCAGGCGGCTGTAGCAGCGGCCCATGCGCTCGCTGAGCTGCAGCAGCGCATCCCAGAGGCGACGCGTGGCGCGGCCGCCCAACAGGGTGAGCACGATCAGCACCTGGAGGCCGTGGAGCACGATGGCGGCCACCTCGGCCCAGTCGATCGTGCGGTGAGCCCAGATCAGGCCACGGGTGATGGTGCCAGCGATGCGGCCAGCGGTGCCAGCGATGGTGTTGATGGACATGAATGGAACCGGCCAGTGCCGGGCGATGTGGTGGTTGTCGGCGGCGCGCTCGGCCTGCCGATGGAGCCAAGGTAGAGGCGCGAGTGATGCAACGCCGTGGGCATGTTGCAATCCTTCACAAACTGATGGCCCCGGTTGCCCGGGGCCGGTGCCCTCAGCAGAACCACTCTTCGAGCTGGGCAGCCACGTTCCGCATTTCAGCGGCCAGTGCCAGGCCCCGCTCGATCGAGCGTCCGTACGCCTCAATCGCGGCGTCCAGCTCAGCGAGTACCTGTTCGGTCTCCTGGCGGTCCGCCTCGATCTCAGCGAGGAGGGCGCGGGTTGCATCGTCCATGTCGATCTCCGGTGTGTGGTTGAGCCCCCAGGCGGGACTCAGCGGTGCCTGGGTGAGGGCCACCACCGGGATCGGGGTCGATGCCCCGCGAATATGCGGTTGTCCAGGTTCTGGGCTCTCGGCCCGATGCATCCATCATGCCCCAAGCCACTGCGTCACGCCGCGTGCATGTCGCAATCCGTAACAATCTCGATCAGGCACAAAAAAAGGGGGCCCGCAGGCCCCCGGTGCTCAGTCATCGAGTTCGTCTTCCAGATCCATGCAGGCACAGATGAGGGCGTCGATCAGCTCGTTGTCGCAGAGCTGATCCCACTGATCTTCAGTGGTGCCGTCACGCAGTGCCTGCAAGGCAGCCACAACTGATTCGGCGGAGCCGATCACTGTGGCCATCTGGCCAAGCGCCTCGATGGCGGTGCGGGTATTCATTTGTCCAGGTGCGGGGTACAGGGCGTCGCCGCCCATGACCACACATTAAGGGCCAGCAGGCGCCACGCTGCGTGAATGTCACATCTCTTCACACACCCAGATCGTCGCTGAGCTGCGCCACCGCGCGCCGCGCTGCGTCGTCGATCAGGTGGGCGTAGCGCGTCGTCGTCTGCGCACTCCTGTGCCCCAGCAGCTGGCCCACCGTGCCGAGCGTCTGCCCGCCGCTCAGCGCATAGCTGGCGAACGTGTGCCGCAAGTCGTGGATCCGCAGGTCGCTCACCCCGGCGTCGCTCAGCAGGGCCAGCCACATCCGCCGGTAGCCCACCAGCTGGTCGCCCAGGTGGCCGAGATCGAGTGCGCCGCCGGCTACCCCGTTACCGCCGAGCACGAAGCCTGGGCGGCCGAGATCCTCGCTCAGCGCGCCAGCAGCTGCGACAAGTAGAGCTCGGCGCACCACAGATCTTCCGCATAACGGCAGTAGCCGTGCGCGCAGGCGCGGTAGTAGAGCTGGCCCTCTGCGTTCTCCAGCTGCTCGATCGCGCCGCCGTTGATCTCCCAGCGGCCGATCACCTTCGGGTCGTCAGTCATGGCAGCACACGCGACGCCATCCACAGAATGATGGCGCACATGATCGAGTAGCTGAGCGCCAGGAGCACGAACTGATGCAGGCTCACTCGCGTCCCTCCTGCTGGTGGATCCAGCTTTTGAGATCGCGCACATACTGACGCAGCTGCTCCGCCTTGTCCGCGTGCCACGGATCACCTGTGATGAACAGCTGACGGTTGTGGCGATCGACCGCCTGGAGCAGCTGGTGGATGAGCGGGTTCCAAGGTTCCCGCACCGGCGTGTTCCACTCGCGCCGCGACACGATCTCACCCCTTGCTGGCGGTCACCTGCTGGTCCCCGTTGTAGCGGCCGGTGATGCGGTAGTCGCGCAGCGGCGTGGCGCTCATCCGGTGGAACACCATCTGGCCGATCTTCATGCCGGGCCAGAGGGCGACAGGGTGCAGCTGGCGGCTGTTGTGCAGTTCCAGTGTCAGCACCGAGCCGCTCCAGCCTGGGTCGCAGTAGCCCGCCATCAGGTGCTCAAGGCCGGAGCGGGCCCGGCTCGACTTGAGCATGAACTGCGCGGCGATGTTCGTCGGCAGGTGGAAGGTCTCGACCGTCTGGGCCAGCACGAACTGCCCGGGCACCAGCAGGTAGGGCTTCGCTTCGGTGTGCTGGTGCAGCGGGTAGGGGCACCAGGCCTCGGGGCTGGAGACGCTCTCGATCAACAGCGTGCCACCAAGACGCACGTCGAGGCTGGCCGGGTTCACGAGCTCGCGCTCGAACGGCGTCACCATGCCGCCTTCGCAAAGAGCGACGATCTCCCAGTCGGCAAGGATGGTCACTTGCTCGCCTCCTGCTGGGCGTGTTCGACGGCCAGCCCGGTGTAGAAGCAGTGCATCGGGTGATCGTGGTTGTGGCGGCCGTCCTTGGCGTAGAGGCGCTCCAGTTCGTCCTGCCGAGCCTGCTGCTCAGCGGGGTCGCAGTCGCGGTTGGTCATCAGATGATCGTGCGGGTGTTGTGGTTGGGGTCGGTCTCGTCGTGGTGGCACTCGGGCCCGAAGCCGGTGGCGAGCACCTCCTCTCTTGCTGGCCCTGCAGAGCCGGCCACGTGTTCGGCGTCGGCCGCCTCCAGGCTGGCGATCCAGGAGCGGATGCTGTCGCCTGTTGGCGTTTTCACCGGCCACGCCAACCAGCGCAGCATGGCCCTGGTGTCGCGGAACAGCTGGCTCACGTCCGGCTTCCAGGCGATAAACCAGCGGCCGTTCCAGTCGCGCCCGGTCTCGATGCAGAGGCCACGGGCATGGAGGCGCTCGCGCTTCATGTCGACAGCGTGACGATCGGCCGGCTTGAGAGCTCCAGCTGGCTCACTCGCCACTCAATGCCCACGCTGTCCATCACCAGGTAGTGAGGCCAGCTGTGAGCAGCGAGCTGACAGAGCACGACGGCGCGCTCATCCTGGGGCCAGGTGCGGACGTAGACGTGATCACCTGGCTCGAAGCGCCAGGGCTGGTAGTTGAGCAGGTAGACGCGGCTCATGGTCGGATGACGCGGATTTCAGTGGCCCAGCCCCAGCACCGCCGAAGCAGCTGCTGGCGCTCGATGGCGACGTCGATGTTCGGCGCGCGCCAGGCTTGGGCCTGATCGTTGTCGATGGCGAGCACCGGCGGGATCGGATCGCCATCGCCCTGAGGCGCTGTGATCCAGCGGCCGCCGCGCATGAGTGCGTAGCTCACAGCTTCACTCCGTCGCGCTGCAGTTGCTTGCAGGCCAGCTCGGCTCCGGCGCGGCAGTCGCGCCGCGTCATGTCGGTGAGGCGGCTGGTCAACGCGAACCAGAACCCGCTGATGATCGCTGCCCATAGGGCGGCGGCGGCAATAGTCGATCGCATGGTAAGTGGGATGCGGACGGGCCAATCATCGGCACTGCAGCAGCTGATGGCGATGCCGTTGTCACAATCGTTCACACCACGGAATCCCCTAGGCTGGCCGCAGCAGCACGCAGCCCATGCAGGCGCGGATCGAGGGCGCAGAGCTCGTCACCCGCCGCAGCTGGAGGCAACGCATCTTCGAGGCCTGGGATCACCGGTGCGCCTACTGCGGCGCGCCGGCGCAATCCCTCGATCACATCTGGCCGAAGTGCAAAGGCGGCCTCACGGTGCGCTCCAATCTGGCGCCTGCGTGCCTTGTTTGTAACAGGCAGAAGGGGCACCGCGAGGTGTTCAGCTGGTGGCGTGAGCAGCCCTACTGGAGCGAGATCGGTCAAGCCAAGCTGCTCGACTGGCTCACCTCATAGAGGCTGCAGTCAGCAGCGAACGCTGGACCCTCTTCGAGCGGATCCGGGAAGCCCATCCCGCAGCGATCGCCTTCCCAGTGCTCGCAGGCATGGCACGACACACTTGGATCGGGGCGTTGTTGCACCTGGCGACGCGGCAGCTCGGGCAGTATGCGCGCGTGCAAAGTGCCGCGTCGGATCGCGGCGACCGCCTCCTTCGATCGGCCGATCTCGCGGGCGAGCTTGACGCTGCTGAGCGGCGACGTGAGCACCAGGCGCACTTCGTCCTCGGTCATTGGCGGCTTCGAGCGGTAGCCCTTGCGGGCGTTGGGGTCGCGGCCCTGAAACGGTCGCTCGCCGACCCATGTCGTCCAGCGGTGGGAGCACTCGTGGCAGTGATGGCGGCGCCGGCGGCCGCCAGTGCGAACGGGGCGAGTTTCGATCATCTGCGTGTGGCTGCTTCTGCAGCTCGGGCAGTCAATGGTCATCAGGAGAAGAAGGGCCGGGCCTCCGATACCGCACACTGCGTCAGCCGAGACCCCAGGCTCGACTGCGGCGGCGCTCGCCCTTACGGGTGGAGCCGACCCGGCTGGGGGTCAGGTTAGGTCGTAGAGATCGAGCTCCTCGAGCTCGTTGACGATGTCGAGCACGTCTTGGCGGATGTCAGGAGCGCCCTTGATGCGGACCGCCAGGGCGGTGAGAGCGGCCGCTAGGCAGGCTTCCATCCAGCGGTCGGGGAACGGGCCTGGACGCATGGTCTCCGCGTGGCGCTCGCGGAACGCTTCCACAATGGCGCGGGCAGCGGGGGAGAGATCAGCCACGATCGGCTTCCTGCTCAAGCCAGTTGGCGGCGTGCTCGAAGCACTGGGCTTTGAGCGTTGCCGCCACCTCGCCGATCGCGGCGCGGGCTTCAATCGTGGCGAAGCACGACCCGGCTTCACTGTTGATGGCGTCAGCCACCCGCTCCAACAGCGAGCTGCGCTCGGGCAACCCGGCCGCCGCACGGATCTGCTCCGGCGTGGCGTTGCGGATCAGGTCCATGCACGCATGAAACCGGCGGTCGTTCTCTTCCTCGTCAATCGGCTCAGGCTGCTGTTGCGCAGCTTCCAGCGCCATGATCCGCTGCAGGTGCTGATCGCTCCAGCACATCAGCTTGTCTACGTCCTTGCCCCATTCCAGCGTGGCCAGGCGCATGGTTTCGTATTTGCTCTCCAGCGCCTCGACCCTGGCGCGCAGTTCGAGGATGGTGTTGTCGTATTCAGGGGCGCTCCGCTCTTCGAGCATGGCCCACTGCTCAGGCGTTGCTTTGTGATCAGTCATTGGTGCGAGATGCGAACAGTTGCGATGCCGTCGAGCGGCACACCCAGGCGATGGGCAGCACCGGCGCTCAGGTCGATCGAGCTGCAGTCGCAGCGATCGGTCACCGGCACCGTGAGCACGCGGCCCTGGTGGCTGACCCTGACGCGTGTGCCGCACGGCAGCCAAGGATGAGCCGCCGACACGCCCCAGTGCCGGTACGTGCCGCCGCAGTAGGTGGTGCGGCCGTGAAACCAGCCGTCGTACACCGTCGCGGTCACAGCGCGGCCACCAGCATCAGCAGGCGGCGTGAGCTGGTGGAGCAGCGCGATGAGGAGAAAGATGCGCTTCATTGCAGGGTCGGGTTGCGTTGTTCAGCGGTCAGTGATGGGTGGCTGTCCCAGTCGTCTTCTGGCTCAGCGCAAGCGGCGTGATCCTCGATCCATTGCTCACCCAGCCATGCGGCTTCGTGCAGTGAGATTGGCAGCTGCAGCATCTGCTCAGCGCCGCACAGCTCGCAGCGGAACCGCGGCGGCTGGCTAGTGAGATCCACGACGCAGTGGTCGGTGGTCATCGCTCCTCGCCGTTCAGTCGATCTGCCACCAGCTGCGCATAGCCAGCGATGTCGTGCCAGCTGTCGGCATAATCGGGGTCGCCGTTGATGATCCGGCCGATCTTGTGGCAGATCATGTCGAGCGCTTCCTGCTGATCGTCAGCCAGGCGCCTTTCGCGTGCTTCCAGCGCATGACGGATGACGCACTTGAGCTGCTGGGTGATGAAGGAATTGCCGATGAAGCGGCCGTAGCGGCTGCCGCGCTCTTCGATGGTGCTGGTGACGTCGTTCATGCGGCCATGCTCAGCAGAGTGGTTTGCTTCGTATCTTCAGCTGCTCGCAGGTTGTTGACTGCGCAGTTGAAGTAGCTGGGCTTCAGCTCGAATCCAACGAACCGACGGCCCATCTCAAGGCTGACGTAGCCTTCGCTTCCAATTCCGGCAAACGGACTGAGCACCAGATCATCCGGGTTGCTCCACAGCTGAAGGCCGCGACGGATCACTTCAAGCTGCAGCGGGCAGATGTGCCGCTCGTCTTCATTGGCGCGCGCGCTGCGGTATTGCAGCGTGTCGGATGGGTTGATGTCCATCCACACGGGGCTGGCGTAACGCTGCCAGATGTTGATGCTGTCTTTGATCGGATCACCAGTCTTGGCTGGCGGATTCTCACCGGCAAACTCAGTGAATGGGCCAGCGCATGGCTCAGGGTTGTCGCCCAGTTTGCGCACGGTCACCAGGTAGTCAGGGATGCCCTGGCGGCTCAGGGCTGAGTCCTTGCGGATCTGCTTGTGGAGCAGCCCGATCGCCTTGGTGCGCTGCATGGCGGTGACGGGATCCTTCCAGATGCACACCTCGCTATGGAAGACGAAGCCAGCAGCCTGGAAGATGCGCAGCATGTCACCGCGGAAGTCCTTCACGCCAATGAAGCCGTCGCGCTCTTTGCTGCTGGGCAGGTTCATGCAGTGGAAACTGATCAGCCGGCCGGGCATCATCACGCGATGCAGCTCTTTGGCCAGAAAGACGAAGTGATCAAAGAACTCCTGATCGTTGCGGCTGTTGCCCATGTCGCGGTCGCTGTTCGAGTAGGTGTAGAGCGACGCGAACGGCGGACTGAAGATGCTGTAGTGCACGCTGTCTGAGTCGAGCTGCTTGATGCTTTCAACGCAGTCACCCATGTACATGTCCCAGTTTTCGCCTGACTTGTGTTCAGTGACGTGTGGGGCAACCTGGCGCTGGATCTTTTTGAGTTGCTCCATGGTGGATTGCTTCATGATGGCGACCATTGATTCAGCCATGGCGATGCTGTCCGCCTCTTTGCGGCGGATGTTGTCGATTACGCGGCCTTCTGCCACGTCGTAGATGATGTGAGCGTTGACGGGCTGCTGTTGACCGAATCGCCAGCAGCGACGGATCGCCTGATAGAACGCCTCGTAGCTGTGTGAGAGGCCAACGAATGCGACGTTGTGGCAGCCCTGGAAGTTGAGGCCAAAGCCGAAGATGCTCGGCTTGCTGACCAGGACGCGGATTTTGCCATCCTGGAAGTCGATTGCAGCTTGCTGCTTGTGATCATCTGAATCGGACCCGCTGACCTCGACCGCGCCATCAATGGCAGCAGTGAGCGCCTTTGATTCATCGTTCAGGTCGCACCAGATCAGCCACTGCTCAATAATGTCGTTGGCCAATGCCGCCGCAGCATCGACGCGCATCTGCAGCGATGCCTTCCGCACCTGCCGCTGATCGTTGAGCGTGCGGGCTTCCATGGCAAACAGCGCCATCTGGCCGGCATCGTCTGCTATCGCATCGCGTGGTGTCTCAACCGTGCAGTCACTGATCTGCAGTTCAGGCAGGATGAAGCTGCCGTCGTCGTAGCCCAGGTCTGACGGCTTGCGGATGGTGACCGCCCAACTGCAGACCCACTCCCAGAACTTGGACTGCGCGTGGCCTTTGAGCCGCCACTTGCTGGTGTCACCGCCGTCATGCACGAAGAACATGGCCAGCATCTCGGTGCGGGTCATGACGCCGATGAACTCAGCATGGTTGCCGAGCTCCATGTGGTCATTCGGTGCTGGCGTTGCTGAGCAGGCCAGGCGGAATGGCGTCTGCGCGAACGACTCGATGATCTGGTTGCGGATCTTGCCGGTGTACGCCTTGAGGATGCTGCTCTCGTCCAGCACCACGCCATCGAAGACAGCTGGGTCGAAATGACTGAGCTTTTCGTAGTTGGTGATCGTGATGCCGGACTGCACGTCGGCTTGCGTTGCGGCGAACGCGCATGGGATGCCGAACTTGATGCCTTCGCGCACGGTCTGGTGCGCCACGGCCAGTGGCGCCAGCACCAGCACGTTGCCGCCGGTGTGCTGATGCACCTGATGGGCCCACTCAAGCTGCATGGCGGTCTTGCCCATGCCGCAGTCAGCCCAGATGCAAAACCTGCCAACACGGCAGGCCATGGTCACGATGTCGCGCTGAAAGGGAAACAGCGGCGCGGTGAACTGCTGCGGGTCAAAACCAACAGCGGGGCAGCTGGTTGATTTCGAAGCGAGGAAGGCGGAATACTTCACGCGTCCACCTCCCATCCAGCCAGCTCGCCGGCCGCTTCGAGCGTCAGCCGCCGCGCCAGCTCGTGGACGGTCAGGCGCGGCTCGCGCTGGTGCATCACGATGATCTCGGCCGCCAGGTGCTCCAGCACCGCAGCGACGCCACGGCGGCGGCTCATTGGGTTGACCGTCTGGCTGGTGATGGCCTCTTCGAAGGCTTCCTCGTAGGCCACCAGGCAGCGGCCGAGCAGGGTGTTGTCGTTGGTCATGTCGGTGATGAAATGAATGGCCCCGGTTGCCCGGGGCTGTGTGCTGATCAGGCCGCCTTCATGTAGGCGAAGCTCATGTCCAGCTCGGCGTCGTACACCGTGTCGTCCTCGATCCGGCAGAGATCGTGCTCGATGCAGAACAGCACCGCGCGGCTGACAGCCACGCAGTCGCCGCTGATCGTGAAGCGATCCGCCGTGCGGAAGGTCCACTCGATCGCAGCGCCGCAGCCGTTGCGAATCTGGGTCTCGATGTCGCTGCCGATCTGCTGAAGGAGATCCATTGCTGAAACCGGCTCGGGGCCGGGCGGGGTGGTGGGAGTCGCCTCCCGTGAGGTCATCATCAGGCGCCACCGCGGCAGCGCCTAGCGTCGTTCACACACTGTAACAATCGAGCGGTGTGGCCACCAGCTCCCACCGCTCACGCAGCACTCGCTGGTGGCCAGCCAGGAAGCTCCGCATCGTCTGACGCGGAATCCCCTCCCGCCTGGCCCACTCCCACCGCTCGCTGATCGTCACCCGCTGCTGGAGCCGCCGCTTCACATCGCGCAGCACCCAGGCCGGCTCATCCTCCGGCCGCGGCGCATCATCCTCAGACCGCTGCGCCCACCAGATCTACGTCCCGCCGCAGTTGCTGATCGAGGCCCGCCGCAGCAGGCCCAGGTCCTCCAGCTTGCGGATGCTGCGGTTCAGCGTCGCCCGGTCGGTGCCCAGCTGGTCGGCCAACTCCTGAAGAGTCAGCCACCAGCCGGGCGCCAACTGTTCCAGCTGCACCAGCACGAGCACGAGCTCGGCCCGATGGCGCCGCCGCAGCGACGCCAGGAACTCAGGCTCGATCACCTCAGAAGGGGATGCCGTCGTCGTCCGGCGGATCCAGCGGTGCGCTGTTCCACGCCGGCGGCTGCTGGGCGGCCACGGTGCCGTTCGCTGGGTTCGGCGCCCAGCCGGCCGCGGCCAGGTGCGCGGGCTGCGCAGCAGGTGCAGGCGCGGCGGCCGGAGCAGCAGGAGCAGCAGGCGGCTGCTGGATCAGCTGCCACTGCCGCACGATGCACACCAGCGCCACACGCTCAGCGCCGGTGTTCCGATCAGTCCAGCGGTCAGTCTTTACACGACCCACCACATGCACTTCCTGGCCCTTGCGGCAGGTGTCCGCGAACCGCTGGCCGTCCTCCCCCCAGATCTCCAGCTTGATCCAGTCAGCATCCTGGCCGTCGTCTTTCTTCGACCCCGGCCGGTTGATGCCGATGCTCGCGTTGCAGACGCTGTTGCCGTTCTGCAGGAACTTCGCCTCAGGGTCACGGCCCAGGCGGCCGATGAAATGATGCGAGCTCGCGCGGAGCAGCGTGTTGATGATTTCGCTCATGTTGATGGTTGTGGTTGTTCGTTGCTCAGCCATTGCTGGCTGAGCTTCTCGTAAGCGTGGATCCCCTCGATGGGATAGAGAACCCGAGATCCAACCCGGATGAATGGCGGGCCCTTGCCCGCTGATCGCCAGTTCGCCAGCGTCTGATCGCTCAGCCGCCAACGGTCTGCGACCTCCTTCGAGGTCAGGAACGCTGATACTGCACTGCCCATAGGCCGAACTCCTTAGAACGGGTCGTCTGCATCGACGACTTCTGCTTGGATGGAATTGTCAGCCGGCGCTGTCTCTTGAACAGCCTCGGCTTCGCCAGACACCGGCGGCTCCTGGGCTGCAGCAGCGATCTGGCGGTTGAGATCCGCCAATACCGAACCATCAGTCTGCGGCGCCGGCGATGCGTCGCGCACCGTTACCTGCTCAACTTCCTCGCGCACGCCGAGACCGAACAACACCTCTGGCAGGTAAAGGTTGATCAGCCGTGTCGCAGACCGCCAACGCAGCATCTGGCCAGGGATCGACTTGTACTTCGGGTTGCGCGTCCAGCCGTCAGCCGCGGCCTCCTTCATCGAGACCCTGGCCTGCACGACCTCGCCCGTCTCGCGCAGCGTTGCGCTCGCCGTCACCTCCAGCGCGTCGCCTTGGCCCTTCTCAGTCCAGGTGATCGGGCTCTGGAGCAGGCCCGACTTGTTGGCGCGGGCGATGGCGAACCGGGCGCTGGTGCTCGGCCGGCCGTTGATCACGCCCGTCTCCTGGAACATCACCATCGGATGCTCGCCCAGCTGCTCGGCGTACATCAGCGCCACCATGCAGCTCTCAGGCTTGCCCTGAAAGTGCGGTGGCACCATCCCGCTCATGCTGAACGCCTTCGCCACCCTCCACAGGTGCTCGAAGGCGGCCCCATCGTGAAGGAACGCCAGCGCGCCGGGGCTCTGCTGCTGGCTGGTCGTCGTGAGTGCTGTCGATTCAGTCATTGCTGTCGTTCGTTGAGGATGGCCTTGATCTGATCAGCGATCTGGTCGAGGCGGGGGTGAGGCATCGTTGCCTCGTCGTATTGCTCGGCAGTGAGCCGGAGCATCTGCACCACCGTGCGGCCGCCATCGGCGAACGACTCGCGGTGCAGCTTGATCAGCTGCTGGGTGGTGAGCCAGCGGCCTTCAGTCACGGCACCACCCAGGGAGCTCGATCGGCTCGGCCACCAGGTCGCCGTAGCCCGGCCACCGGCCGCTCGCATGGCACTCGGCCAGCAGCAGCATCGCCGCCTCGATCCGCCGCATTCCGGCTGCGATCATCCCACCACTGGCGGGATAGACCGCCACCGCATACGGCCGCGTGTTCTCGACTGCGATCGTGATGAACTGCTCGGCGCCGATCGCGTCCTGGTTCCATGCCGCCTGGACGTGGTAGTCCAGGTTGGCGATGCTCTTGGCGAACTCAGCCCGGCTGGCGTCGCGCGTGGTCTTGACGTCCACGACGATGCGCCGATCCTCGCTGTGCCAATCCGGCCGCGTCTTGCACTCCAGCCCCGTCGCTGGATCCTTCCAGGTGTAGGACGCCTCGCGGCGACCCGGCAGCTCCAGCAGGAAGCCGGCAGCCGGGTGGCTGCGCACAGCATCCGCCATCCGCCGCACCTGGTCGGCATCCTCGGGGCTGAGCACGACCTTCCCGGCGCTCTCGCGCTCGAACTCGGCGGCCAGCTCGCGGCCGGCTTTGCTGCGGCGATCGAACGAATGCGGCGGCACAGCGATCGTGCTGTCCCACAGCTCCGGCTCCAGCACCGCCGTGTGCAGCGCGGTGCCCATCAGCATCGCCGGCGTCGGCTCACGCTTCTCGCGGTCCTCCGCCAGGAACTGGTCGAAGTAGTGCAGCGGGCTGCGCCCGAGCACCTTGATCTGGCTGGGACTGACCGCCTTGAGCCGGTGGTAGTCCTCGTTCGTCAGACCCGGATGATGGGTCAGGTCAGGCATGGGGCACCTGTGAATAGTGGTGGTCAGGCCTGACCCTAAAAGCCTCCCGGAACATCACTCCGCCTCCCGCTTCATACCGTCACATACTGTTACAACTAATTGATTTCACGGGATAATCTGCGATCTTTCTGCCACGGTCAACCCACCCCCAGGCCCCTGCATGGCTGTCTCTCTCCGCCCCTTCCAAGCCGCTGCTGTCGCTGAGATCCGCGGCGCTTATCAGTCAGGCCACCGCCGCGTGCTGTTTGTCCTCCCGACCGGCGGCGGCAAGACCTACACCTTCGTCTACATCGCCGAGCAGGCCGCGATCCGCGGCAACCGCGTCTGCATCCTTGTCCACCGCCAGGAGCTCGTCGATCAGGCATCCCGCTCGCTGCACGCCATCGGCTGCAACCACGGCATCATCGCCGCCGCCTACCGCCAGGACCTCTCGCAGGGCGTGCAGGTCGCCAGCGTCCAGACCCTCGCTCGGCGGATCCACACCATCCCGGCCGACTTCTTCCAGCTGCTGATCGTCGACGAGGCCCACCATGCGGTCGCCGGCACCTGGGCCAAGGTGCTCGCCGCCATGCCCCGCGCTCACGTCCTGGGTGTCACCGCGACTCCAGAGCGCCTCGACGGCCGCGGTTTGGGCGATCAGTTCGAGACCCTGGTCGAGGGCCCCGACGCCGCCTGGCTCACCGCCAACGACTTTCTCGTGCCCGCGCGCATCTTCGCCCCGCCTGGCATCGACCTCGACGGCATCAAGCGCTTCGACACCCGCAAGGGCCACGAAGAAGCCGAAGCCCGCCTGCGCCAGGGCCAGGCCATGGGCGACGCCGTCTCGCACTACCGCCGCACCATCGAGCCGGTGCACAACGGCACCGCCATCGCCTTCTGCGTCTCCGTCGCTCACGCCGACGCCGTTGCCGAGGCCTTCCGCGCTCAGGGCATCAGCGCCGCCATGCTCGATGGCTCGATCGACCGCGGCGAACGCCGCCGCCTCATCAACGACCTCGGCGCTGGCGTGCTGAAGGTGCTCACCTCCTGCGACATCATCAGCGAGGGCACCGACATCCCATCGGTCACCGGCGCGATCCTGCTCCGCCCCACCGACAGCCTGGGCCTGCACCTCCAGCAGGTCGGCCGCGTGCTCCGCCCATGCCCCGGCAAGGGCCACGCGATCGTCAACGATCACGTCGGCAACACGCTTCGCCACGGCCGGCCCACCGACCCGCGCGACTGGAGCCTCGAAGGCCGCACCAAGCGCGGCAAGCGCGCAGCCTCAGACGCTCTCCCCGTCAAGGTCTGCCCCCAGTGCTTCGCAGCCATGCTCGCCACCGTCGCCAGCTGCGTCGACTGCGGCTTCGACTTCCCCGCCACTCAGCGCCGCGAGCTGACCGTCGTCGATGGCAACCTCCTGGAGCTCCCCGCCACCGTGATCGCACAACGCAAGCGGCAGCAGGTCGGCAAGGCCCGCACACGCGAAGAGCTCGAAGTCATCCGCCTGGAGCGTGGCTACTCTCGCGGCTGGACCGATCACATCCTCAGGGCCAGGACACAACATGGCGCGTTCCGATGAGAACCGGATCCAACAGACCATCCGCTTGCTCAGTCGCGGCCCAGTACGCCTTTTCCGCAACAACACTGGGGCCCTCAAGGACGCCACCGGCCGCCTGGTGCGCTACGGCCTCTGCACCGGTTCATCCGATCTCATCGGACTGCGCACCATCACCGTCACGCCCGACATGGTGGGCCAGCAGCTCGCCGTCTTCACCGCCATCGAGGTCAAAGACCGCAGCAGGCCCACGCCTGAGCAGCTCGCCTTCATCGCCATGGTGCACCGCCACGGCGGCCTGGCCGGCATCGCCCACAACGACGAAGAGGCGCGCGCCATCCTGCGGTTGTGACGATGCGTTACACCACCCCTGCCGCAGCGCTGCGGCACCCGTAGCGTCCGGGAGCACTCTGGCCACGGCCATGACACTCTCACCCGAAACTGCGCTTCACCGTCTCCGCAAGCTCTACCGCGACGCACATCACTGCGATCCGGCAACCGACGATCACGCCATCACCTGGGCCGCCAAACCAGAGCTCTGGGCCGAACATCAGATTCGCTTCCGCAACTGGTCATGGCACGCCACTGAAGCCACCGTGCGCGAGGCCCGCCGCCTCCACAACCGCATCACTGCCGCCAAACTTCCCCTGCAACAGGAGGCCCAGTGATGCAGGTCCGTCACTTCCGCGTCACCGCGCACCGCCGCGGCGAGTGCCCCAGGCACCTCGATCTCATCGCCTTCACTCAGCAGCAGGCCATCACAGCCGCACTGGAGCTGCTGCCCGGCTACCTCATCAGCACTCCAACCGCAGCGCCGATGTGGCAGGACGGCCCAGCATGACGACCGACACCGAACTGCGCATCCTGGAGCTGCGCGACTCCGTGGCCTGGTGCGCAGGCACCTCCTATGAGCGCCGCCGCGTCGGCGAGATCCTCCGGCAGCGCATCAGCTCGCTGCAGATGCTTGAGGGCATCGCTGATCACCGGCAGCCTTCGCAGCGCGCGATCCGCGCTGTCATCGCCGAGCTCCGACGGCTCACCTCCGTGATCGAGGAGGCTGTCTGACGCATGGCGGACATCAACGAGGCCACCCGCGGCAGGTGGCCTGAGATCCTCTCCGCGCTTGCAGGCCTGAGCACTCAGCAGCTCACCGACGAACATCAGCCTTGCCCGCTCTGTGGTGGCGAGGACCGCTACCGCTTCGATGACCTCGATGGTGATGGCACCTGGTTCTGCAACCAGTGCGGCGGCAAGAACCGCTCCGGCGGCGCCGGCAATGGCTGGGACATGCTCCTGCGCCGCACTGGCTTGTCGTTCGCTGATGCCGCCAAGCGTGTCGAGCAGCACCTGGGCCTGCACAGCAGCACCGGCAAGCGCCGCACGAAGCCGCACCGCATCCCTGAGCATCCCCCGGCCGATGCCGCGCCGCCCAACCTCGGCCGCGCAAGCGCACAGTGGTGCTACCGCGATGCTGATGGCAATCAGCTGTTCTGGATTCAGCGCCTCGACCTGCCTGCCAAAGACGGCAAAGCAGCGCGCAAGGTGTTCGTCCACCGCGTCTGGCTCGACGGCCGCTGGCACTACCCACGCAGCCGTGGCGAGAACGCTGATCCGTTCACCTGCGAATGGCCCACCCCGCGCCCGCTTTACAACCTCCATCAAGTCGCAGCTCGCCCTGACGCAAAGGTGCTTGTGGTTGAGGGCGAGAAGACCGCCGAGGTCGCGCAGCTGCTCTTCCCTCACGCTGTTGTCGTCAGCTGGCCCAACGGATCCAAGGTCGTCGACCTGATCGACTGGCGGCCACTTCATGGCCGTGATGTCGTCCTCTGGCCCGACAACGACGAAACGGGCCGCCAGGCCATGGCCCGCGTTGCTGAGAAGCTCATCACCACTGGCGGATCCGTCCGCGTCATCAACAACCCGCCCGACGCACCAGAGGGCTGGGATGTGGCCGACGCCACCTGGACCGTTACCGAGGCTGCCGCCTTCGTGCGCGAGAACCTCAAGCCAATCGAGGCGGTAATGACGTCTTGGGGCACTGGAGCCCCCCTCGATCCGCCGGAGCTCCCCTCGATCGAGGACACAGCTCCCCCCGATCCGCCACCCATCCAACCATCAGCTGGCGGTTACTTCACCTGCCTTGGCTTCGATCACGACGCCTTCTACTACCAGCCTCATCGCACCGGGCAGGTCCTGCGCCTCTCGCGTAGCAGCCACACCGGCACCAACCTCGTTGCTCTCGCACCGCTCGGCTATTGGGAGACCCTCTACCCCGGCAAGTCGGGCCCCAACTGGACTGCTGCAGCCTCAGATCTGTTCGAGCAACAGGCCCGGGTCGGCATCTACAGCCCCGATCGGATCCGCGGCCGCGGCGCCTGGTGGGATGGCGGCCGCTCTGTCCTTCACCTCGGCGATCGCCTGGTGGTCGATGGTGCCGATCGCTCCATCACCGACCGCCTCAAGGACAGCACCTACCTCTACCAGCGCCTCAGCTCACTGCAGGGCCCCGCAAACGCCACCCCGCTCACCGATGCTGAGGCCTACGTTCTGGCCGAGATCGCCGAGCGCTTCCACTGGGAGGTGCCAGCATCAGGCCTCCTGCTCGCTGGCTGGGTCACCCTGGCGCCGATCTGCGGCGCGCTGCCATGGCGGCCCCACACCTGGCTCACCGCTGCAGCAGGCTCCGGCAAGTCCGCCATCCTCGATCGCTACGTCACCCCACTGCTGGGCGACATGGGCCTGATCGTCGCGGGCAACACCACAGAGCCCGGCATCCGCCAGGCGCTTCGCGCAGACGCTCTCCCCGTCGTCTTCGACGAGGCCGAGTCGAACGAGCGCACCGATCAGCAGCGGATGCAAGCCATCCTGGGCCTCGCCCGGGTCGCCTCATCCGAGAGCAAGGCCCACACCCTCAAGGGCACGCCCGAGGGCGACACGCAGCGCTTCACGATCCGCTCCATGTTCCTGATGAGCTCGATCGCCACCAGCCTCAAGCAGGGCGCAGACAAGAGCCGCTTCGCGCAGCTCACCCTCCGCAACCCATCAGAGCTCCCCAAAGAGCAGCGCCAGGCGCACTGGGAGGCCCTCGACCGCGACCTCGATCGCTTCATCAGCGAAGAAATCGGCCGCCGCCTCCAGGCGCGCACAGTCAGCCTCATCCCCACCATTCGCGCCTCGATCCGCGTCTTCACCCGCGTCGCCGCCGAGCGCTTCGACAGCCAGCGCCTCGGTGATCAGTACGGCACCCTGCTGGCTGGCGCATGGTCGCTTCACAGCTCGGAGATCGTCACGCCGCAGCAGGCGCAGCAGCTGATCGACGACAACAACTGGGAGCCCTACAGCCAGGCCACCGAGGTGCCGGACGAGCGCCGCTGCATCCAGCGCATCCTCCAGCACCAGGTGCGCGTTGAGGGCGAGAAGACCGTGACCCGCTCGATCGGTGAGCTCGTCGAGCTGGCTCTGCACCGTGAGCACGATTTCCACATCGAAGCCGGCCTGGCTCAGTCCACCCTCGGCCGCAACGGCATCAAGGCGGAGGGCGACGGCTACGTCGTCATCAGCAACAACGCCGAAGCGATCGCCGCCATCCTTCGCGACACCGCATGGTCGAATTGCTGGCCCACTGTCCTCACGCGACTGCCCGGCGCGACCAAAGCAGGCTCGATCTACTTCAAGGGCGCCGGCGCAACCAGCCGCGCCGTGAGAATCCCCCTCGATGCCGTCGATCGGGCTGATCCACCGTGAGAAGAGCCCAAAGCGTGAGAAGCGTGTGAGCCCCAAATTCCTTACGACACAAGGGGTTTGGGGCTTTCTCACGTTCTCACGCTCACCCCCGAGAGAGAGCCCCCTATAGAGAGAGAGAGAAATGAATGAGAGAGAGACTGCTTGTATGTATCTGTATCTCTGTAAAGGGTGTGAGAGTGTGAGAAGAGGGGCAAACCCCTTGCAGCGCAAAGGGTTCCGGTCTCACGCCGACCGTGAGACGACCGTGAGGACCGTTGGAAACCCATCGCGCCTACCCTGAACCCAGGAGGACTCCCCCATGGCCGTCATCGACATCAACGCCCGCATCCTGGGTGACCGAGAGCTGGCTCAGACCCTCGCCAAGCTCTCGGCCCAGGACATCCCCAAGGCCATCAAGGCAGGCGTGCGTGACGCTGCCCGGGCAGGGCGCACCACCATGGCCAAGTCGATCGGTCAGCGCTACGCACTCACCGCAGGACGCATCAAGCAGGACGTCTCCCAGGCGCAGTTCAGGGACGGGGGCCAGACCGCGATCATCCGCACCAACCGCAAGCCCATCACCGCCATGCAGTTCAAGCCCAAGCAGACCAGCACGGGCCTGAGCATGAGCATCTACCGAGGGCAGCGCACCGTCGTGAAGTCGGGCTTCATGGCCAAGGGCCTGCCCTTCCGCCGCCGCGGCAAGGAGCGGATGCCCCTGGACGTGATCCATGGCCCCTCCATCCACGCCATCTACACCGGAGGCAAGTGGGCTCCAGCCCTTCAGGCGCGCACTGAGGTGCGGATCGAGGAGGCCCTGGAGAACGGCATCCTGCGGGCCCTGGGGGCCATGGGCAGGGGCTTTGGCAGGGCCTGAGCCCCACCCCTCACGCCACCCCCCACCCCCCATCCCTTTGGGTCCTTCTGGGGCTCAAGGGGTGCGGGTCCCCGAGC